GGCGAACGCGGCGGCAAGCGCTGCGGTGGCCGCTGCCACGCCGGGCGATTGTCCCGCGCCACTATCGGATGGCCTGCTCGCCACGGCCGGTATCCAGCCACGCTGCATGCCCCGCCAGGACGCCCAGCGCGCGACGGTGATCCAAGCTGTCCCGGTGACGACGGATAGCAGCGGCAATTTCACCGGCACTTGGCCGGCACCGTTCAACGGACCTCCGACGGGACGCAGCGCGACCATTGACCTCGCGTCTGCGTCCGGCGCGCCGTACACCTGCAGCTTCATCGCTGGTACGGTCACGGCGATCGGCTTTTCCGGTCGATGCTTCCAGATCGTGGCTACCACGTTGCCCACCACGCTCACGGCGTTACAGGGGCTCGCCGTCTCGCCATTGGCCAATGCGGCTGGTGGGCTGACTGTGCGAGTAACCGGGAGACAATGATGGGCCTCAAGGTCAACACCCTTACCGTCAACGACGTGCCGTTCAGCCTGACATCGGACAGCGCGGGCTATTACGCCTATGCCGTCGGCCAGCATGTGAGCGTGAACGGCTCGCCGCTCATCATCACCTTTGATCCGCCGATCGCGCCGACGGTGGATCTTGGCGAGGTCTATCGCCAGATCCAGGCGGGCTTGCCGCAGTAGCGGCGCATCGGGGCCGGCGTCCGCGTCGGTCCCACCCGCTGGGGGGCGGGCGACATGGGGGCACAGGCAACATCGCTCGAGGACGTGCGCCAGATCGGCGAGCGCTATCGGGATGATCTGAACGGCTATCGCTATGAGGTGCTGGGGCGGAAGCCGGCCGGCGAGGCGATCGAGAAGATCTGCAACAGCATCGTCCACAACCGGCGCACGTCGGTCGCGAGCGGCCACGGCATCGGCAAGACCGGTCTGTCCGCCGACGCGATCCATTGGTTCCTGTCCACGCGCCCGAACCCCGCGATCGTCGCCACGGCGAACACCGAGGACCAGCTGGAAAAGAAGCTGTGGCGCGAGCTCAACCTGACCAACCAGAGCGCGGCCAATAGCGGCTGGTTCGATTGGAAGGCCAAGACCTTCACCCGGTTTAACGACGTGACGGCGCAGGCGGTCGCGCTCGCCTGGTCGGAGCAGAACAGCGAGGCCTTCGCCGGCACGCACGCCGAGGATGTGCTGGGTGTGTTCGACGAGGCCAGCGCGATTCCCAAGATCATCTTCGAGGTGTTCGCCGGCGCCATGACGACGCCCGGCGCGCGGTGGCTGGCCGTCGGGAACAGCACGCGCGCCGAGGGCTATTTCTACGACGCGACCCACGGCAAGCTGCGCGTGATGCGCGAGGGCGATGCCGGGCGCGGCATGTGGAACGCCTTCGTCGTGCCCTCGTGGGATAGCCCCTTCGTGACGGAGGAGTTCATCGCCATGTGGGAGCAGCAGGAAGGCTGCGACCGCCACAGCGATCCGGACACCTGGACCGACCCGTTCCGCATCCGCGTCGCCGGCCTGCCGCCCAAGTCGGCCAGCGATAGCTTCTTTGTCCGGATGCTGGTGGACGCCGCCATGAAGCGCGACATCCCGGTTTTCGAGCGGTGGCCGCTGATCCTGGGTTGTGACGTCGGCCGCGGCGATCGATCCGTGATCCTGCCCCGGCGCGGGCGCATGGTGCTCGACAAGGTGGAGACCTTCTTCGGGATGCGGACCATGGATTTCGCCCGCCGGATCGCGGAGGAAATCCGCTTCTACAAGAACGAATATGGCTTGGCCGCGCGGGTGGTGCTCGAGGAATTGGGCATGGGCGTGGGCGTCGTCGAAACGCTCGAGGATATGGGCTTCGACGATATCTGGGGGATCAACACCGGCGAGAGCTCGAGCGACCCGAAGCTCTACCTCAACCTCCGGTGCGAGATGTACGCGCTCGCCAAGGAGTGGATGGAGGATGTCTGCCGGCTGCCGAACCTGCCGGCGCTCCACGACGATCTGATGAAGATCCGCCGCAAGTCCACCGCCAACGGCCAGCTGCGCCTTGAGACGAAAGACGAGATGCGGCGCCGTGGCGAGAAGTCGCCAGACGTGGGCGACGCGCTGGCGCTGACGTTCGCGCTGCCCCACCTGTCCGACCTCCTGCCCGAAAAGCGTGACGCCTGGGAAGATGCCTGGACCAAGCAGCACGGGCCCAAGGGCGGCGGTTGGATGTCGGCCTGACGTCGTGCTATTGCGGTAGCGGGACCGCGGGGGCGGTTCTTGGCGGGGGCCAAGCATGATTGAACCGAATGTACCGGGCGGGGACCCGCAGGCGCCGGACGCGAACGCGGCCACGGATCAGCACGCCGACGGTACGGCCAAGCCGCTCCCGTTCGATATGGAGGACGAGGATCTACTCGTCTGGCTCTCGGCCAATTTCAAGGAAGCCTACGAAGCCCTCAAGCAAACCCGCATCAAGCGGGAGCGCGATTGGAAGTTCTACGCGGGCGACCAATGGGAGGAGAAGGATCGCCTCGTCGGCGAGAAGCAGAAGCGGCCCACGCTGACGCTGAACATGATCCTGTCCATCATCGCCGCGGTGGAGGGCGAGGAGCGCACCAATCGCCAGGAGATGAAGTTCTATGGCGAGACGCAGGGCGCGGACGGCTCGGCCTTCGCGTTTGATCGCATCGTCAAATGGATCATGCACCAATGCGGCGGCGAGTTCTCGCTGTCTCAAATGTTCCGCAGCGGCATCGTTTGCGGCGAGGGATGGGTGGTGCCGGAGGTCGACTATTTCGACGATCCGAATGGCCTCATCAAGCTCGTGCAGGTCGATGACAAGGAGATGTTCCCGGATCCGCTCGACACGGACCCGACGTGCAAGGGCCGTTATCTGAACCGCATGCGGGAGATGACGATCGAGGAAATCGAAGCGCGGTGGCCGGGGTCCAAGGACAAGCTGACCCAGCGCTCGATGATGACGAACACCGGGCCGGAGAGCGACGGCAAGGGGTTCCGGGATATCTACTCGACGCCGAACGACACGACGAGCGTCAAGCTCTACGACGCTCGGCGCAAGCTGTGGTCCGTCATCGAAACGTGGTGGCCGCAGATCGAGCCCGGCTACGTCATGGTGGACGAGCAGACCGGGATGCTGGTCGAGAAGTCGGCCAGCGAGTTCGAGGGCCTAAAGGCGCAGCGCGAGCAAGAGCAGGCCGCGTGGATGCAGGCGCGCGTGGCGAGCGTGCTGTCCGGCGGCATGGCTTCGCCCGGGCCGTTGCCAGGGCTGCCCGGGGGAATGGGTGGCGCGCCCGATCCCGGCCCGCGTCCACCCGCCCTGCAGGCCAAGGCGCGCCCGATCCGGCGGTTCTATCAGGCGTTCTGGTCGGCCGGCGTGATCCTCGACAAGGTGCCGTCGCCGCTGCCCCGGATGAAGCGGTTCCCCTACGTCTCGTTCCGCGGGATGTGGGATAAGGTCGGCGCCGATTGGTTCGGCATCGTCCGCTCGATCCTGGACCCGCAGCGGCAGCACAACGTCGAGCAGAGCATCATCGTCCAGCTTATGCAGCTGATGCCCAAGGCGTCGTGGATGGCCCCAAAGGGCGCCTATCACGATCGGACCAAGTGGGAGAACGGGATCGCGCAGCCGGGATCGCTGCTCGAGTACAACGCCACCCGCGGCAAGCCCGAGCAGATTTCCACGCCGTCCGTGTCGCGCGACCTGATTAACATGGCGCAGGCCCGGCCCGCGTCCATGCGCGAGATTTCGGGCGTGAACGTGGACCTCATGGGCCAGCGCCAGGCGGGCGATCCGGGCGTCGTCATGGAGATGCGGCAGAAGGCGGCAAAGACCGTGCTGGCCACGTTCTTCGACAATTACCGCGAGGCCAAGATCGTCCTGGGCAAGATCCTCGTCCACTACATCCAGGCCTACATTTCGGTCGGCCGCCGCATCCGCGTGCTTGGCTCCGACGGCCAGCAGTTCGTGCAGATGACGGAGGACATGACCGTCGCCGATTATGACCTGACCGTCGAGGAGACGAACAGCACGGTCAACGATCGCATGGCCACGCTGACCATCATGCAGACCACGCTGCCCAACATGATCGAGGCCGGCGTTCCGATTCCGGCGTCGTTCGTGGATCTGCTGCCGATGCCGCCGAACATCCGCGACGATTGGAAGCGCCAGCTGCAATGGATGCAGGCCAAGAACGGCGATCTGCCGCCGCCCGGCTGGCAGCCTGGGATGCCGCCGGCAGCGTTCCTGCCGCCGCCTCCTGGCGCTCCACCGGCGGGCGCACCGCCTGGCGCCGCACCAGCACCTCAACCGCCGGCAGCCCCGGCCCCACCCCCCGCACAGTAAGGGACCAAGACGATGGCGTATGAAGGACTGACCGAGGAAGAGACCAAGATCCTCGAGGCTGACGAGGCCGCGCAGCGCGGCGTTACCACCGACGAGAGCCCGGCGATTCCGCCGTCGGGCGACAACGACGACAAGAGCCCGTCCGTCGCCGACGTGCTGGCCGAGAAGGGCGTCAACCCCGACGGCACCAAGGCGACCCCGCCGGCCGCTTCTGCGCCTGCAGGCGAGCAGACGCCGCCGGCTGGTGGCGCTGCTCCGGATGCGCGGTTCGCGGCGTTCCTGGAACAGCACAAGGGCAAGACCCCGGAGCAGCTGCTCGAGCTCGCCTATCAGCAGACCGGCCGCGCGAATGGCGCGGAGGCGCGTGGGCGCCAGAGCCGGGAGCAGCTGGAAGGGTTCACCAAGCGCGCGCAAGAGGTGATCGCCGATCGGCGCGCCAAGCGTGAGGCGATCGCCGGCAAGCGCCAGAAGTTCAAGGAGCAGCTGGAAACCGATCCCGATGCCGCCACGCGCGACATGCACGAGGAGATGCTGTCCAAGGAGGAGGCCGAGCTCCTGAATGAGGAGCGCACGGTCGCGCATGAGGCGGCGTTCGCCCAAGCTGCCATCGCTTTCCCCGACATCGACCGCGCGGCCCTGACCGAGTTTGGCGGCCAGCTGAACTACAGCCCCGAGGAAATCTCGGGCGTGACCGACGTGCGCGATCTTGCGACCCTGCAGCTGGCCAGCCTGTCCGGCCGCCTGCTCATGGCCGGGATTATCGACATCCGGGGAAACCTGTTGGCAGCACCGCAGGCGGTCGAGGCGACCGATCCGCGCCTGACCCCGCCGCCGGCCCCAGCGACGCTTAGCAGCGCACCCGCCCGGAGCAGCGAGCAGGTGCCGACGGTCCATAAGCAGCTGCAGGACATCCATGCGATGTCCACCAAGGAGCTCGACGCCTGGGAGCGCCAGAACCCCGGTATGCTCGAGAAGCTGCTGCGCGCGGCCGAGAACGGATAACAGTTTGGTGGGGAGGGCATTGGCCGAACCCCACCAATTTAGGAGCGCACCGCTTATGCCGATCCCGGAAACCAACTCGGACGAGCAGGTTCAAACCCTGACAGGCTCCGACCTGTTTGACGATGAACCCGCTCCCACGGCGCCCATAGCGCCAGTGGCCGAGACCACGCCCGACCAGCCGAAGAAGGTCCGCATGGGCCCCGTGAAAGGGGATCTCCATCGGATGGAGACGCGGCTGGCGCAGATGCTTACCGGCTCGTTCGGGGCAAGGATTGAGGCGCTGCAGGGCAGCCCCTCCGTCGCCAATCTGCGGTCGCGGGTGCGGGAGACCGAAGGGCGGTGCGCTCCGATCATCTTCACCGCGGCGAAGGGCGACCGGGTGCCTCGCTTATTCGCCGGCCTCGAGACGCTGGCAGCTGCCATCGCCCTTGGCCTGACCCATGTTCATGTGATAACAATCGCGTCGGGGGACGCGGGGGCGCTTCAATCCTTTCTGGCTTACCAGAAGCGCGGCGGCCCCGGCTCTCCCACGGGCGACCTGTTCGAGGAAATCGACTAGCCGCCCCGCCTCGCCAGCGCATCGGCAGCGGCTCCGCCCAGCCTCATGGGCGCGGCGTGGCATCCGGCCTCATGGGATGCAGAGGGATCGCCCACCAACGGGCAGCGGCTCGCCCAGCCTGACCGGGTGCAACGCTTTCCTTTGCAACACATGAGCCGCCGGGGGGCGGCGCGGTCGGGGGGCCGCTACCATGTCCACAACCACGTTCAGCACCACCAGCAATCTCGCGCTCAAGGTTTGGGCGAAGAAGGCTTTCTCCGACGCCGTGAAGGCGACCACCTATGGCAAGCTGACCGGCTCGGGCGACCGCGCCATTGTCCAGGTGAAGGACGAGCTCAAGAAGTCCAAGGGCGATCGGATCACGTTCGGCCTGCGCGCGCTGCCGACCGGCGTTGGCGTCCAAGACGATCAGACGCTCGAGGGTAACGAGGAAGGCGCCTCGTTCACGGATTTCTCCATCTACCTGGGCGAGAAGCGTTACGCCGCCAAGGTGGACCTCAACCTCTCGGCGCAGCGCACGCTGTTCGACGTGAAGGCCGAGGCCAAGGAGATGATCTCCGAATGGCTCGAGGATTACCTCGACACCACGTTCTTCGAGTACCTGACCGGCGTCGGCCAGGGCGTCTATCAGGGCCAGGTCGTTTCCAAGTACCACCCGCTCGGCGCGCTCGGCGGCAACCCGCTGCTCGCCCCGTCGGCGAACCGCATCATCTACGGCGGCACGGGCAACACCAGCCCGGCGACGCTGCAGGCGACCGACACCATGACCTATGCGGTTCTGGACAAGGTGGCCGAGCAGGCGAAGCGCGCCAGCCCGACCATGCGGATGGGCACCTATGAGGGTCAGACCGTCTGGGTGTGCATCATGTCGCCGGAGCAGGTGAACGACCTCCGCGCCAATTCCGGCGCCGGTCAGTGGGCCGACATCCAGCGCGCGGTGCTGCAGGGTGGCAAGGATAACGCCTTCTCGAAGGAAATCCTGGGCATCTATCGCAACATCCTGCTCGTGGAGAGCACCCGCGTTCCGACCTTCTACGGCTCGCCGATCAACGGCGTCGCCGGCACGGGTCCGACCGGGTACGGCGCGGGCGGCAACGTCAAGGCGGCGCGCGCGATCGTGCTCGGCGCACAGGCGGCGGTTGTGGCCCACGGCATGGGCACGGACGACGTGGGCAAGATGGAGCTCGTCGAGCGCACGTTCGACTATGGCAAGCGCTACGGCATCGGCGTGACGCTGATGTGGGGCATGGGACGCACCCGGTTCGCCGGTCAGTCCGACTTCGCCACCTTCTTCATCGACACGGCTGCCCAGCCGCACCAGTAATCCGGAGTGGGGGAGGCTTGAGCTTCCCCCATTGTCGGCGGGTCCGACCCGTCAAATCGCAGTCCAGAAGGGATCGCCACCATGGCCATCATCACCTCCGTTGCCATTCCGCGGACGCAGGTTCGCAGTCTCGACACCGGCCTCTACCTGCAGACGCAGCGGCCCCTGCTGCCCGCCGCCAATGCGGGCGACAGCATCGTCGTTCTTACCCAGCCGACCGCCGGGCGGATCTATGGCGCGCACCTGACCGTCCCTGCGACGCTCGGCGCTGGCGTCACCGTGAAGGCGCAGAAGCGCGACGCCGTGACCGGCGTGGCAGTCGATATCACCGCCTCGAGCACCGCCGCGACCGCGGGTGTTGTGGCGGGCACCGGGCTCGTGCCGATCGACTTCAATGCCGGCGATACGCTGGAAATCCTGGTCAGCGGCGCGGCCATTGCGGCCGGTGCGGGTGTCGTGATCTTGGATGTGGCTACCCAGCACGCTTAACGGCGTGCGGGGCGGGGGAGGCGTGGGACGTGGCAGTCGCTTGGTCGGACATCAGGGACAAGGTTCGGGGGGACCTCTGGCGCCCTGGTGTAAACGGTATTCCGGACGATCAGTGCGACCGCTCGATCCACGCCTCTTTGCTCGAGATTGAGCAGCAGCGGCGGTTCTCCTGGCTGCAGAACATCACCTCGACCGTGGCGAACGTGGACGGGCAGGCGACCTTTTCGCTCCCGGCCGGCTTGCGGTCCATCGATAGCATTTCGCCGATCCGCGATGACGGCACCATGGATGACGCGCTGACTGTGCTCTCCTTGGGGCGCATCCGCATGCTGGCGAGCCAGCTACCGCCCGGCACCTTCCCATCGAACTATGCCCTGTCCAACGGAACGATCTATCTCGATCAGCCGGCGCTGGCGGGCCAGAGTTTCGAGATTATCGGCACGGCCTCGACGCCCGACGATATCCCAACGGCCATTGCTGCGGCCGGGATGAGCCCGACGATCCAGCGGTTCGTGGGCCTGATCGTCGCCGGGACGTGCGCGGATATCGCGCTGACGTACCTCCACGACGAGGCCAAGTCCGCCCGCTACCGGGTCGTTTTCGAACGCCGCCTTGAGCGCCTGGCCGATCGCGAGGACGAGGAGCGCGGCGACGATTACGGGGGCAGCATCGTCCCCGACACGGCTTATCGCGATATGGCGGGGGGATACTGTGGCCGATAGCACGACAACCAATTTCGCCTTGGTGAAGCCCGAGGTCGGCGCATCCTCGGACACCTGGGGAACCAAGTTCAACGCCAACCTCGACACCATTGACGGTCAGATGAAGTCCAATGCGGACACGGCGGCGACGGCGCTTGGCGCTGCCTTGGCCTCCGGTTTTCGCGGCATCCCGTCGAACCCGCAGGCAGGCGCCTACACCCTGGCCGTGACCGACAATGGCAAGGATGTGCCGAGCACGTCGGGCGGCCTGACGATTCCGGCGGACGCCAATGTGGCGATGCCCGATGGATATGCGACCGGGTTCTACAATGACAGCGCAAGCGTCCAGACGATCACGCCGCAGCCCAACGTGACGCTCCGATTGGCCGGCACCAACAGTTCGGGCCAACGCACGGTCCAGCCCTACGCCTATGCGTTCATCAAGCGCATTCGGCTGGATCTGTGGATTGTTGCCGGCGGCGGCGTCTCCTGATGTCTGGGATCATGCTGGCGGCATCGTCGCTGCTGACCGGGCCGGTTGGCATCTATGGCGCGGGAACCCCGTCGAGCGATCCGTTCTACGCCACCACGACAGGCGGAACCTACAACGTCAGCGGGGCAAGCGGCATCGTCGAGAAGGCATTCAAGGGCGCGTTCGGTGGTGTCTATCGCGACCCATGCTCGTTCCTGTGGGCGACCGATTCCGCGCAACCGGGCGTGACGCTTGTGAGCACCACTGATCTGGCCGTGGGCGTCAGCTTTAGCGGTCTGGCCGTAGGGCAGCAGGCGATCATCACCGCGCATATCAGCGTTCGGGATGCGGACGGTCGCGTGACCACCTCGAATAACCGGCCGGTGACGATCCGGCGGACGAGCTAGTCGTGACCTACGCGGCGCAGGAAGTCACCTTCGCGGCTGGCCTATTCGGCAATCGATCGATCCGCTCGAGCAAGGGCCGGTGGACGGACGGCGACCTTGTGCGTTTCCGCGATGGCGTTCCCGCGCAAGTCGGCGGGTGGGCCCAGATGCCGCTGTTCGGCGTCCCCATCGGCGGCTTCCCGCGTGATGTGCTCGCGTGGCGACCCAATTCCCAACAGGGCCGCTATATGGCGATCGGCA